CGGCGGCCGGGTCGTGCAGCCGCGCCTCCTCCGCCAGCCACTCCGGCCAGCCGTCCGGGCCGTTCTTGAAGTGATGCAGCAACTCCTTCTCCGGCTGAACACGCTCACCACCGCGCACCCAGTAGCCGGACACCGTCGCGTCGACGAACGCGGGCCGCTCGCCCCGGGGTGCCAGGTAGCGGATCTCGACGAGCGTCGGGGAGAGGGTGACGTCGGGCGCGGTCGGGACGTCGATGGGAATCTCGGGGGCGCCGGTCACCCTGTAGCGGATCTTCGTGCAGTACGGGGTACGGGCGGTCTGGTCGGTCACAGCGGGCCTTTCGGGGGAGGATTGGGACGCCGGCCGGCCGGGGCGATAGCCGCGCCCCGGCCGTGCGCGAGGGTCAGTACTCGCGGACGGTCACGCTGACGGTTGGCTTCCACTGGGCGATCGCGGACTCGATGGCCTCGCGGATCTCGTCGGCCTCGTCCTCGGTGGCGAGGTCGCTGATGTCGACGGTGATGTCGGCGGCGTACATGCGGTGCTCCTTGGTGGTGTGGGTGTGGGGTGGGCGCGGCGGCAGATCAGGCGGGGGCGGAACTCCGGTCCCGGCGCACGGCTTCCTGGATGAGGCGGATCGCGGCGACGCACACCTCGCGGGTGATCGCCTCGTCGCCCCGGTTGTGCTCGATGTGCTCGTAGATCTCTTCGGCGTCGCAGCTGTACGGGAGGTTCGTGTTCCAGTCGTCCTCGATGGCGAAGCCGATGCCGACGGTGGAGAACTTCGGGAAGCCGACGACGGCCTGACCGTCGGCGACGCGGACGCGGTAGGCCCAGTAGTCCTCGTTGATCGGCGGGGTGAGCATGATCGAGCCGATGACAGCGGTGGTGTTGGGCTGGTTGCGGATTTCGAGGACGAGGTCAGCGACGGTGGTCATGTGTGTCTCCTGGTGGGTCGTGGTTTAACGGGCGGCTACTGAATGGCGGGTTGGAGTTCGGCGTCTCGCGGGCCACAGACGGCCCTAGGAGCGCCTGGGAGCGTCCGGATGGACGCGAGGGGCCTCGACGGCCCCCGAGGCCGCCCGAGGCGGACTGTGAGCGCCGGACGGGGCCACGGCAGCCGACCCGCCACCCGCCCGCGCCCGGCCCGTCTTCGCCGTCAGTAGCCCGTCCCGCACCGCCATCAGCCGCACCGCCCGCTCCAGAACGGCGGCCAGCACCTGGCCGGGGTAGCAGTCGGCGATGATCCGCTCGGCTGCGGGCGTCAAGTACTTGCGGGTCGGCGGGCGGCGGCGGGGAGGCGGGGTACGGGTCGTGCGGTCAGGCATCAGGCCACCTCCTGCGGCAGCTCGACGTCTTCGTCCGACGAGCTGTAGTCGGCCGTCACGGCGGCGAGTTCGTCGGCCAGCCACTGCTTCCAGTCGTCGCGGCTGTAGCGCCCGGCCTCGTCCCACGCCCGCTTGGCGGCGGCGATGGCCTCCTTGCGCCAGGCGCGCTTGAAGGGGCGGTCAAGCATTTCGCCGCACGACCACGAGTCGCCGCAGCCGAGGCAGGTGACGGTCGGCCCGTAGTAGGGCCCGTGGTCGCGGCCCGCGAAACGACGGTGCCGCTTGCAGGTCGGGCAGGTGAGGATGCGGCGGATCGGGAACGAGGGCGGTCGGCAGATGATCGGGGTGCTCATCGTCCGCTCCCGTTCACGACGCGGGCGATGTCCAAGGCGTGGTTGCCGCCGCACCAGTTGCAGGTGTCGCCACCACGGTCGGCCGGGGCGAGCATGCGCAGGCAGCCCAGCCAGTCGGCCAGGTACTCAACGACCTCCGGCTCCAACTGGGCGTCGGACGGCTGGGTGCGCAGACGCTGGGCGGCGTTGCCGAACTCGAACTCGGGCTTCATGCGGCGGTTCCTTCCTGGGGTTGGTGCTCAACACGGCTGGCGGGATTGCCGCCGCACTTGGCGCAGGTGCACGTATCCGGCGGCGGGGTCGGGCCGGTGGCTGCGGTGCCGAGGGGCCAGCCGCCGGTGTGGGTGATGCGGTAGGCGGGAGCCGGGACCGCGGTGAGGGTGGGCTTCTTGACGACGGGCGGCGCCTCGCCGATCAAGCCGAGCAGGTAGTCCTTGAGGTCGCCCTGCTCGCGCATGACGGCGACGTCTTCGACGTTGGGCTTCATCAGGTGGCCGCCATATCCACGAAGGACGCGTAGTGCAGTTGCGCGGCGACGGTCACCGTTTGGCACGGGCCCCCGCGGTGCTTGTCGACGATCAGGTCGGCCTCGCCGGCGCGCGGCGATTCCTTCTCGTAGGCGTCCTCGCGGTGCAGCAGGATGACGATGTCGGCGTCCTGCTCGATGGAGCCGGACTCACGCAGGTCGGACTTGGTGGGCCGCTTGTCCTGCCGGTGTTCGGGGCCGCGGTTGAGCTGCGCCAGGATGATCACGGTGATGCCGAATTCGCGGGCGAGGAGCTTGATCCCACGGCTGAGCTTGGAGACCTCGTTCTGCCGGTTCTCCGCCTTCGGTGCGGTCATCAACTGGAGGTAGTCGACGATCACCAGGCGCAGCCCGTCGGCGCGGACGTGGTGCCGGACCTTGGCGCGCAATCCGGGCAGGGTGAGGTTGGAGACGTCGTCGATGTACAGCGGCGCCGCGGCGATCTTCTGCCCGGCTTCGGCGGCCCGCACGACGCCGGCATCGTCGACGATGCCCTGCTTGAGGTGATGCAGGGCGACCCGGGCTTGGGCACACAACAGGCCGTTGGTGATCTCGTCTTCGCTCATTTCGAGCGTGTGGAACAGGGTCGGGATGCCGTTGGTGACCGCGGCGGCCCGGGCGAACCCGGCGGCGGCCGTGGTCTTGCCCATGGCGGGACGGGCGCCGATGACGACCATCTGGCCGGGCGCCCATCCTCCACACAGCAGGGCGTCGAGGTCGATGAAGCCGGTCGGGGTGCGGTCCTCCTTGGTGGGCGGAGTGATGCAGCGTTCGAGCGCGGCGCCGATCAACTCGCGGACGTGCTTGGCCTGCCGGGCGGCATCCGGCCGGGCGACCCCGTCGAGCGCGTCCTGAAGCGCGGCCACGTCGAGGTCGGGGTCGAAGGCCGCACTGTTGCCGCGGCCGGTCGCATCGTGGCCGAGGGCGACGATGCGGGCGGCGACGGCCTTCTTGGCGACGCGCTCGGCGTACCAGGCGGCGGCCCCGGGCTGCGCCCAGCTGTACAACTCGGAGAGCTGGTTCTCGTTCATCGGCCGGGCCGGCATGCGACCGTCGGCGTGCCAGGCCTCCAGCTGGCGGGCGATGGGCAGCCAGCGGATCTCGCCGTCCTTGAAGCGGGTGCGGAGTTCCTCGACGGCGAACCACACCCACCGGAACTGCTCGGTGGTGATGTCCGCGGGGTCGAAGCCTTCAGCCGCCAACTCGTCGACGATCTCGGGGCGCTCCATGGCGGACGCGGTGACAACGCGCTCAGCCTCGACGTCGCGCGGCATGCGCGGGCCGAACTCGTCTGCGGGCTCCGCGGCTTCGAGCCACGGGTCGATCTCGGTGGTCACGCGCGTGGCTCCTTGTCAGGGGTGGCGAGCTGCGCGTTCCAGCAGTGCTCGCAGTTCCGGTCACCGGACGGCTGGCCTGCCGCGTGGTCTTCCGCGATGCGCTTCAGCTCGCTGCGCACGGCACGCGAGGTGATGATGCCGTCGGCGATGAAGAAGGAGAGCTTCCAGCTGGCGACGTGCGGGTTGATCTCCTGAGCGATGAGGTGGCGAAGGCGGTCGTCGCGCGGCGGGTAGCTGCTCACGCGGCCTCACCCCGGCGGCGGTCCGGGCCCTCGAACACGACGGGCTGGCACATCTCGATCAGCCGGGAGGTGACTCGGTCGCCGAGCCTGGCGGCGAGTTCGGGCCGCAGCAGGTTGGAGGTGAGCAGCGTCGGCAGGTGGTGCTCGTATCGGTGGTTGATGAGCCGGAAGTTGACCTCTTCGACGAACTCGGTGGGTGTGCGGTCGGCGCCTAGGTCGTCGACGAAGAGGATGCGGGCGTCGCGGTAGCGGCGGAACTCGGTCTCGGAGTCGATGCCGTGACGGGGGCGGAGTGCGCCGTACATGTCGGCGGCGGTGGTCACGACCCAGCGGGCGGCGACGCCGGTGATGGCGAGTTCGCGGATGGCGCCGTAGGCCTGGTGGGTCTTGCCGGCTCCGGTGGGGCCGAGCAGCAGGAGGGAGCGGCCGTGGATGACGGTGGCGAGAGGGTTTCCGCGGGCGCTCTGCTCCGTGCGTGCCTGGGCGACGATCTCCTGGAGCCACGCCTGAATGTCGGGGCTGTCGACCATGGTGTTCCGGAACTTGAACGGAATGATCTTCTCGGCTTCGACGATCGAATAGCGGGCGATGTTCGCGGGGTGGAACGTGTCGACGTCGCCGGAGTTGAGCCAGTCGGCGCTGACGCCGCGGGCGGCGAGCAGCTGCTCAAGGTGGTGTCGCTTCGGGTCGAGCGGCGGAATCCACTGCATGGTCAGTTCCAGTCCTTGTGATAGTCGGAGGAGTCTTCGGGGTTGCGGTACGGGCCGTCGGACTCGGTCGGCGGCGCGGAGTCGAGCGGGTCTTCGTAGCTGCCGTTGTTCAGCCAGGTGGCGGAGTACGGCGTGTAGCGGTTGGCCTTGCCGCCGAGGTGCAGGGCGTAGGCCTTAGCGGCTTTGACGATTAGGTCGGGATCGGCGCCGCGGTCGAGGGCAGCCCGCCACGCGGTCTTGGTCTTCTCTGGCTGCATGGGCTTCGGGTAGAGGAGCCAGAAGTCGCCGAACGCTTTCCAGGCGTAGTCGCGCTCTTCGTCGACTCCTGCCGCGCGATCTGAGCCGCGGGCGCCATAAGAGTCTTTTGGTTCATCTGTTGGTTCATCTTTTTGGTTTGGGTGACGCCCACGTCGCCCCTCCTGCGACGTGGGCGTCACCCCATCAGCGACGCCAGCGTCACCGGTGACGTCCACGTCACCCCTGACGTCCACGTCACCCGTCAAATCGGACGACACATCTTCTGAACTGGGCTTCTTCTTTCCGCCGCGCCGCCGGGATGACGCGAGCGTCACCCGTGACGTCCGCGTCACCTCATCGGCGCCGGCCCGGCCGCCCGGCACGGTCCGTTCGATGGCCAGGTCGTAGACCTCCGGGCGCTTCCCCTCCGGAAGGTGTCTGGCCTTGGACTGGTCGCCGAGGCGGATGAGGCCGAGCTCTCGAAGCTGCTTGAGGTCACGCTGGACGGAGCGCTCGGCTTTGCAGGCATAGGCGGCCAGCCGGGCGACCGACGGGTATGCCCCGCGGCCCTTCCTGTCGGCGTGGCGCGCCAGCCCGCTGAGGGTGGCGACGAGCTGCGCGGGCATCGGTGGAGCGTGTTCGAGTGCCCAGTCCATGGCCTCAGTGCTCACTTCTGGTCTCTTCTCAAGGAGGGGTGTCTCTCTGGGTGTTCAGCTGTTTCGGGACAGCCCTCATGGGGGCGTGGATGTCGACTGGCGCATCCGCACATAGCCAACATACACTTGTACTCGTGAGTGTTGGCTATTTGATCGCAACCAGTTGTGGCCACAGGTCTGTGGGACCATGTGGCCATGCCAGAGGAGGAAGTCGTGACCCGCCTGAAGAAGGCCGCCGCCGCCAAGAAGCGCGCGGAGAAGTCCGCAGACGCCGCGCACAAGGCGTTCGAGACGACCGTCGCCGGCGCCCTGCGCGAGGGCCTGAAGCCCGCACAGGTCGCCACGCTGACGGGCTACAGCTACGAGACGATCCGCCGCATCGCGCGCGCCCACGACGTGGAGCCGCTGCGGGAGCCGACCGTCACCAGCAGGAAGAAAGCCGAGCCGGGAGTCGACTCCCCGGCCTGACCGAGGAGACACCCCTTGCGGATACGCCGCCCCAGCAAGCCGATCGACTACAGCCGACGAACGGCCCTCTACCGACTTTTCGACGCGGAGGGTCGGCTTCTCTATGTCGGAATCGCCTTCGAGCCGCGAGTTCGATGGAGCAACCACGCCAGTGAGAAGGCGTGGTGGCCGCATGTCGCCGAGCGGCGCGTCGAATGGCACGACACCCGCAGCGACGCCGCCGCGGCGGAGATTGCCGCCATCCGCGCCGAGAAGCCGCTGCATAACGTCAGGGACAGCGCAGCGGAAGTGGCCGCTCGCGCCGACCGCGCGGTGGGAGCAAAGGTCGGCCGCATGATCCGCGTACCTGACGAAGTCTGGGCGGCATACGGCGAGCTGTGCGACGAGGAAGGCACGTCGCGCGCCGACGACATCCGTCGGCACGTCCACTCGCGCGTCAACGCCTGGCGCAGGAAGCAGGCCATGCAGCGCCGGCTGAAGCACCTCGACGCCGATCAGGCCGACGACATCCTCTGACCTCACCTCGTCTCCTCCCAGCCCCGCCTCGGCGGGGCTTCGATATGTCTTGGGGTGTGCGTGCGGCTGGTGTGCGGGATGGGTGTCAGGGCCCGGCGCGCAGGCGGGGGTTGGCGGTCATGCGGCGGCCTCGCCTTCGCCTGCCGCGGTCATGGGAATGCCGAGGGCGGTAGCGATGACGTGTTCGGCGAGCAGGCTGGGGACGGCGTTCCCGATCTGTTCCAGCTGCTTCGTCTTGCTCCCCCGCCATGGGTGGTCGGCGGGGAAGGTCTGCAGTAGGGCCGCGTCCTGGACGGAGAGGCGGATGGTGTCCCGCCGCCCCCCGCGGTAGACGGGCAGGTTGTCGGCGTCGACGATGCGTCGGCAGTCGATCCACCGTCCGGCGTCGCGTTCGCCGTAGAGGGTGGCGCGGGCGCCGGAGCCTCCGACGCAGGACGGGTCGGGTCCGCCGGCTGCGGTGCCAACGGCGATGGTGAGTGCGGGCCGGTGGGTCATGCCCCAGCCGATGGCGGCGGCCATGGAGATCCACGGCTTCAGGCCGAAGGCGCCCTGGACTTCGGCTTCGCCGCGGCGGTACCGCTGGTGGGTGGGATCTGGCAGCCGCGCTTCGCTGTCAAGGGTGGCGACGAGGAAGGCGCGTGACCGGGTCTGGGGTACGCCGTACTCCTCGGCGGACAGGCGGCCGGTGGCCACGCTGTAGCCCTCGCCGCGCAGGTGTCCGGCGAACGCTTCCCAGACGGGCAGCACAGTGGGCACCTGCTCCAGCAGGATGGTGCGGTACGGCTGCCCGGCGTCTTTCGCTTCCAGCGCCCACCGCAGCGGCTCTAGGACGAGCCCGGTGCGTTCGTCGGCGAAGCCTTTGAGTTCCTGGGTGATGCTCTGCCGGGTGGCGAGCATCTGCGCCAGGTCAAGGACGGTGTCGAGCGCCTTGCGGCCCCCGCCCTTCCCGCCGACCGAGAATGGCTGGCAGGGCGGGGAGCCGATCGCGGTGGTGGCGTCGGGGAAGTCGGCGGGCCCGTAGTCGCGGACGTCGCCTTCGACCGTGCCCAGCCCGGCCGCGCGCCGGGTTTCGCATGCGGCGTGATCGCGTTCGATACCGGTCACGTCCAGGCCGAGCCGGGTGGCGCCGACGTCCCAGCCACCCGGACCCGCGAACAGGTCTACTGCTGCGCTCACGCCGCCGCCTCCTCGGTCTCGCCGTAGTGGCGGGCGACGAGGGGCTGCCAGTCGATGCCGGTGGCGGCGCCGACGACTGCTGCTGCTGCGCGGGGGCACCAGGCGTTGCCGACCTGCTCAAACTGTTTGGTCCTGGTGCCTTGCCACGGGTAGTCGGCGGGAAACGACTGGAGGACTGCCGCCTCGGGGACGGTGATGCGCACCGTGTCGGGGCTGGCGAACTGCGATTCGCCGTCGCTTGAGCGGTCGCGGTGGCCGGGCGGGGCGATCCGGTTGGTGGCGCACACGGTGGTTGCCGGGCGGGTGTTGACCCACTCGTATTCGTTGCGGGCGTGCCCGAATGGGAGGGTGGCCGCCGGCTCGTCAACTGACCGGACGGTGGCGTTGGTGCGGCTGTTGTGCTTGAGCACCCAGGAGACGTCGTTGCAGCGGTGTCCGAAGAACAGGGTTCCTGCGGGCTCGTCGAGGTCGCGGACGGCGGCGTTCGCCTGGGTGCCGTTGCGGAGCTGCCAGGACCGGGTCTTCTCGGTCAGGGCCCATGACGGGCCGTCGGCGGAGAACTCGTTGCCGCCAGCAGTTTTACGGTCGCCGCGCGTGTTGACGGTCAGGCTGTCGGTCCATCCGAGGGCCTGCGCCATCGACACCCAGGGGCTGAGACAGTCCCCGAACAGATCGTGCGCCGGCGCCTTGTCGTGGGTGGCGTCGGGTGCGGAGACGCGGCGGACGCCGGACGCGATGAGCACGGCGCGTTCCCGGGTCTGCGGCACCCCGTAGTTGGCGGCGTTGAGGACACCGGTCCACACGCTCCAGCCGATGCGGCGGAGTTCCTCGGCGTACACCTTCCACAGCGGGAGGACGCCGGGGACCTGCTCGAAGGCGGCCCATTCCAGGGGTATGCCGTCGCCGGTGTCGCCGTTGATGAGGGCGTGCAGGTAGCGGGCGGGTTCGAGGATGAGGACGGTGACGAACGCGTCGTCGCGGGCCGCGGCCTCCACCCTGTCCTGGGTCCAGGGTGTCTTCCGCTTGGTGTTGGCCGCCTTCTGCTCGGCGAGGGCGGCCGGGTAGATCTGGTCGCGGAGTTCCTGGCGGCAGTCGTCGCCCCGGAACATGCGCTGGATGCCTTCGGCGAGGAGGCCCATGACCTTCAGGCCGAACTGCTTGCCGGCGGCGGAGAACTTGGTGCAGGGCGGGGAGAAGATGGCGCCCCACGTGCGGCCGATGAGCGGCGCGAGGACGAACGCGGACACGTCGAGGCGGACGGTCGTGTGCCCGGCGGCGGCCCGGGTCTTGCAGGCTGCCTCATCCCATTCGAGGCCGACGTCCTGGAGGCCGAGCATGCGGAGGCCTTCCGACCAGCCGCCGGGACCCGCGAAGAGGTCGAGGATGATGCCCTTCTGTTGGGGCGCCCAAGCCGTGTTGAAGCTCATGCGGCCCTCCCGAGGATTGCCCGGTAGCTGTCGCGTATCTGCTGGTCGTCGACGCAGCGCGGGTGTATGCAGCCGGTGATGTCGCAGCCGCCGCGGACTTTCCCGACGGGTTCGCGGGTGTGGGCGAGGCTCCAGGCGATGCGGTGGACGGAGTGGCGCCGACCGCCGTGGCGCACTGACGGGGCTTGTGCCGGGTTGTAGCCGGGCCACAGGAGGTGGCCGTCGATGGTGGGGATGGCGCGCCGCCAGAACAGGTCTTCGGGGCTGGCGGCGGCCTTCATGCCGGGCTTGTGCTGGGGCAGGCCAAGTTCGGCGCGAAGTCGCTTGGCGCGGCGTCGGGCAACGTGCAGTTCGCGTTCGATGGCCTTGTCGCTGTAGCCGGCGCGCAGGAGTTCTTCGATGGCGTTGCGGGTGTTCACGCGGCCTCTCCCAGGTCGGTGTGGGCGAGGGTGCGCCAGACGGTGCGGACGTTGCAGCCGACGGTTTCGGCGATCTGGTAGGCGTCGAGTCCGCCGCGTTGGTGGAGCCGGCGGATGTCGTCGCGGCGGCGTGCGTGGGCGTTGCGGCGGGCGGTGGCTCCGGTGTCGTCGGCGCGCTGGCGGGGTGCTTGTCCGCCCCACATGCCGTGGCGGTGGGGGTGTGAGACTTCGCCTTCGAGTCGTTGGGCGAAGTCGGCGCACTGGCGGGCGACGGGGCAGGCGGCGCAGATCTTTTTGGCGGTGTTGTAGCCGAGGCCGATTCCGTCGACGTGGAAGAGGCCCGGATCGGTTTGTGCGCAGAGCGCGGAGTCCATCCAGTCGTAGCGGCTCACGGCATGTCCTTCCGGGTCTGTTCGATGGCGTCGCGGAGGCGTTGGAGTCCGGCTGGCCCGTATTGGGCGAGGTGGGCGTCGAGGAGCAGCTCGTCGCGGACACCCCACTCGGTGTCCGGCTCGGCCGGCTCGTCGCGCAGGATCCGGTCGACTTGCCGGCTCGCCTTCCGCAGCGCCCACCAGGCGGCTCCGGCGGCCACGGCTGCGGCGGTGAGCCCGATCCAGTGGCCGATCAGCCAGTCCCCGAGCGGCTGGAGGTTGTTGCCGGCGGTGAGCCACGCCCCGTACAGGTCGGGGTTCATGACCGCCCCCGGTTGAGGAGGGCGCCGATACCGCACAAGGCGGCGGTGCATGCGATGGCGGTGACGGCGAGGACGGGCAGCCAGCCGTATGTGGCGAGCTGGTTGAGGTACCAGTTGGCGGGCGCGCTGAGGGTGCCGTTGTGGCTCACGTCCGCCTCCCGGGTTCGGGTTGTGTGCGGCGGACGATGAGCGAGTACACGACGGCGGCGACACCAGCCATGAAGGCGACGCAGGCGAGGAAGACAGCGGCGGTCGCGGAGATCATGCGGCCCTCCCCAGTCGTGCGGCGCGGGTGCCGCGCCAGGTGCGGACTCCGCTGCCGTCGCGGGTGGTGGTGAACGAGGCGGGCTCGATGAGGCCCTCGTCGTGGAGCCGGTGGAGGAGCTGGCCCCACATCGAGCGGGGCTTTGGGGGTTCGGGGAGCTTTTCGGCGACCTTGATATGCCAGGACGCGAACTCTCGGCCGGACTTCGCGGCGGTCACGAATGCCGGGCGGACGCGCTCGGCCCATGTCTCGAAGTCGTCGGCGGGCTCGGGGACGCTGCCGTCGAGGGCGGGCTGCACGGTGGCGGTCATGAGGCGTTCTCCTCGTCGGCGAAGAGGCTGGGTTGGGTGTCGGTGTTGCCGCGCGCTTCCCACTGCCGCCGGTACCGGTCGACTTCGCCCGAGCACTCCTGTCGGGCGTGGAAGACCGCCGAGTTTTCGGGGAGGTCGGGCCGCCACAGGTTGGGGCCGGGGAAGCGGGCCGCGTTCTGGCGGGCGGTGACGTACTCGCCGCAGCCAAGGCAGTGGCCGGGCGGGATGTCCATCAGGGCGTCGTTCCGTGCTGCGATCCGGTCGGCTTCCCGCTCGGCTTGCTCGTGCGTGCAGGGCGGGAGTTCTCCACAGGCGATGCACACCGAGTAGTGCTCGGGCAGTACGTCCCAGGAGTGGCCGCCGGGCGCAATGAGGTGGAGCGGGCTGGCCTTCGGGTCGGCTACGGGTACGAGTCGGATGGCGAAGGGGCGTTCACGCCAGGTGGCGCGCTCGGGCTTGTCGCCGCGCTGCCAGCGTTCCCAGGTGGCGACCTCGTTGGCGAACCGTTCCTCGTAGTGGTCGCCCCACAGGTCTTCGGGTCGTTCGTCGACGGAGAGGACGTGGTAGGGCTGGCGTTCCCAGACGACGATGACGCCCGGCTTGAGTTGGACGTAGTTGGCAAGGATCTGCTTGTCGTCGATTCGTTGGCCTTGGCGGCGTATCGCGGATGACGGTCCGCCGATCCGGTTGATGGAGGTGCGTGGCGGGTGGACGCCGCCGCGCTTTGTGGGCTGGCCCACGTACCAGCGGCTCACCACGCCACCCCCGTGTCCTGCCGGAGTGCAGCGTTGACGGTCTCCTCGTCGGGCGTCCAGAACCCGAGCGCACCCGTGGCGGGTACGGGCTCCGGGAGTGCGGTGACGTCGGTCAGCTCCCAGTGGTAGACGTTCTCCTCGCCCCACGGCCCGCAGCAGCGTCCGTCCTCCGAGTAGTGGCCGCCGGTGATTGTGGCGATGGCGACGATCGCCGAGTACACGTCGAGGTGGTCGCCGTAGACGACGGCGAAGCGGTCCCGCTGGGCTCCGGCGTGGATGAGGATGCGGGCGCCCCAGTGCTTCGACGGGAGTTGCCAGGTGCGGTTCTCGACGCGCTTCGTCTGATGGGCGATCGCGCCTGCCCAGGGCTGGCGGACGGTGAGTGCCTTCATGGTTGTGGTCTCCTGTCTGGTGGCGACCGGCCCTATTTCGGGTAGGGCCGGCCGCTGAACGGGGTGGGTTAAAACGGGGGTTCGCTGTGGAGTGGCGGCGTCCCGGGCTTCAGTTCCTGGGTGCGCTCGTCGATCGCGGCGTAAAGGTCGACACCCGCGCAGGCGAGTTCGCTGGCCATGTGGACGGCGCGCAGCCGGAGTTCGTCGGGCTTCCAGCCCTCGCGGACGCGCATCTCGGCGATCTGGTCGACGAGCACCCGCTGGACCGGTTCCGGAAGCGTGACGGGCTTCTTGTCCCAGCCTTCGCCGTCGCCTCCCGCAGCCCACGGGTCCTCGGCTAGGGCGCTGGCCTCACGTCGGGCGGCGGGTGACTTCCATGCCCAGTCGGTGCGGGCTTCGTAGGTGTCGGTGACGAAGCCGTCGACGATGCCCTTGAGGTCGAGGCCGGACTCGTCGAGTCGCCGGGCGAGGCGCACGATGCGGCGGTGTTCCGCGTCGTCGCCACTGAGGAGGGCGTCCGAGACGTGCTCGGCAAGCAACAGGCGCAGCGTTCCGAACGCGGCCCGGTAGGCGGCCAGTTCGAGAGCTTCGGTCTCGGTGCGGTCGGTGCTCACGCGGCACCCGCCTTCTGGGCCGCGGCGGCACGCAGCTTGGCGGTGAGGTCGCGGATGGCGCCCGCGGCGACGTGGTCGAGGGGAGCGCCGAGCTCCTCGTAGGCGAGGGCGTCGATGTCGTCGGCGATGCCCATCGCGGCTCCGAAGTCCCGGAGTTCGCGGACCGCGGCGGCGTGCTCGTCGTCGGTGTCGACGTCGACGACGTCCGAGGTGTCCGGCTGCGGAGTGGGTGCCGCCGGCGCAGTGAGGGCGGCGACGGACAGCGGAGCCCGCTTGGGCTGGACGACCTCCCCGTGGGTGTAGCCGTCGAGTTCCTCGGCCGCATACGGCATGCCGTGCAGGACGTCCGCGGCAACCAGCCGGCAGATCTCACCGGTGGCACGGTTGATCAGCATCGTCTTCGGCTGCTTCTTCCACTGGTCCTTGCCCAGAAGCCCCAGCCTCTGGGCACGAGGGATGTCCCAGACGACCTCCTGCCAGGCCTCCCCGTCCTTGCGGCGGCCCCGCATCACGCAGTGCGTGTCGTCGGACTCGACCAGTTCGATCTCGTGGCCCTTCGCCTGGAGCAGTCCGCGCATGGCGTGCGCCCGCAGGGCCGGCTGGCCCTGGATGACGTCGATGGACTTGAGGGAGGTCATCGGCTGGATGCCGAGCTCGTGCCCGGCGAGGATGACGGCGGTGACCTCGTCGGGCTTGCCGCGGTAGGCGCCCGCGAGGCTGGTGGTGGCGATGTTCGCGGCGATGTTGGAGATGGCGATGGCGTCGCGGGCCCACGCCTCCAGCTCCGACTCGGTGGGCGGGCTGGCAGAGAGGTGGGCGACGACCGCGGTGGTCTCTTCGTCGCGGGTGGCGATCTCGTTCGAGGTCACTTCAAAAACTCCTCGGCTTGGCGCAGGGTTGCCCAGCTCGGCATTCCGATCTGGGGGATTTCGGTGACGGGCCCGGTCCAGTCGGGCCACTCGTCGTTGGCGCTGCAGTCGCGGTAGATGCGCAGGGCGACTTCGTTGCGCCTGCGACCGATGTCCTGGTCCTGGTCCTTCAGTTCGCGGACCGTGACGAGGTACGGCGCCTTCTTCGACTGGACGACGAAGAGAAACCGGGCGCCCTCGGGTGCGAGCCCAGCGGCCTCGACGCCGTCGAGGTAGAGGGCGCCCTGCTGGTGGTAGCTGTAGGACTCGATGGCCTTGCTGAAGCCGTCCGGGCTGGCGTCGGCTGCGGTCTTCAGGTCGACGACGAGCGTCACGTCGGGGCGCACCATCAGCCAGTCCGGGCGGACGCGGACACGGACGCCGGTCTCGGCGTGAGTCCAGTAGATGGAGCGCTCCGGGACGCCGTTGCCGGGCCTGAACAACGGGCCGGCCTGCGGGTGCTGGCGGATCGCGTCGGCCATCGCCTGCACCTGCTCGCCCTCATGGAAGAGCAGCGGGACGGCGCCAGCGGCGCGGATCTCGTCGCGTTCCTCGCGGGCGGCCTTGGTCCGCCAGTCCTCCCACTCGGTGACGACGATCTCCTCGCCTTCGCCGAGGACGAGCTTGTGCGCGGCATGCCCAAGGTCGAACTCCCGCTTCGGCGGGGCCGGGTGGTCGCGGTCGTATTTGAACTGGGCGGGGCAGCCGGGTGCGAGGAGCGCGCGCAGCCCGGACGAGGAGATCGACGTCGTATCGGCGTGGTAGGCCTCGGCGGACAGGCCGTCGACGATCTGCGGCGCTTCGATGGTGGTGGTCATCGGCGCAGCCCCCGCGCCTGGTTGTCGACGATGCGGGCGGCGCTCTCGCAGCCGGGGACCGTGCGGAG